CTTTGAAGATTTACCTCTTGGACGACCAGCACCTACAGTGTAGGAAAATGAGGTTACATAAGCACCTGTGTCTACAGGAGAGGCAGTAACAGCAGTCTGAGCTATATCAGTGAGTTTATCCCTTACAGCGTCTTCTGCTCTTTGCTCTAATGCATCAAACTTCTTGCGGAGAGATGGGTTAATCTTAAGTGTAGTCTTAAGCATCACTCCCTCACATGACAGATATAGCAGATTTTAGTCCCTGCTGAGTAAATAGTGGTTACTCTATGAACCTTAACATCATCACCACTACCTGAAATTAAGTCTCCATCTTCAGGCTCTACAAGTAAATCTAGCGCAGAGATAACACAACGACGAGTGCCTCTAGCAATCTCATCTACTGTTGGAATAGTACCATACTCATAATTATAGAAGTAACCTGTACAATTATAATTAGTGGTAGCTGAACCTGTGACACTCCCCGAAGAAGGGTCATAAGTACCTGCTGTGGTCTTTTTGGTTAAGGTTAGAGGTTCACCAAAATCTCTGACCAACCTTAAGAAGTCATTGCTGTTAAAACTAGCCATCTAAGACCCCTTAATCGTAGTCTACTTCATCACGATAATTTGGCGGGTTACGGAACCTGTCACCTCTAAATGCTGGCAGGATACGATCAGTGTTCTGTCGTACTGATTCTACAGAGGCGATTGAGATACCGCCAGCCTTAATACCAAGAGTAGCATTAGCTTTCTTACCTTGATACTCTAGACGTTCTGCCAGTTTATAATATTGTTGTGAAAGCTGACTGTACTTAGCTGATAAAGCACCATCTAATTGTACATCAACCTTACGGGCATATTGACTTGAGATTGTACGAGCAAGCCATGATGCAGCTAGATAGACATTGTTACTATTCTCTGATAGAGCAAATGTAACTTCCTCGTCTTGTACCTGCTGGTCATTTGTATCAGTATCACCGATAAGCAAACGAACAGAATTTAGCCGACCAGATGAGGTAGTCGTATCTAAATCAGTTGCATCATAACTCCAAGCCATCAGTCTACCTCATAATGTCCGTATGTTCTACGCCAGCTTCTAATCAGTCCCCGTTGCTTATCTGCAATCTTAGACTTCTTACATTTCTTACGGTCAAAGTCAGCTTGTGATGTAGTCTTAGCTTTAACCTTATTGTTGATGTTATCTACAACAGCGTGTAATCCATTTACATCTAGCTCTTCTAGTCCATCACCAACTTTACGTTTAACTTCTAGTTCTTTATTGTGGTGTAGTCTACGTTCTTTGTACATGATTAGTACATTGTCTTCGTTTACACCTAACTCTTTCCACTTAAACTCGTCACCAGCTTCATACTGCTTACCTGCTGCAAAAGTAGGAAGGCGAAAGAATACTGGTCGGTCAAACTGAAAAGGTAAATTCTCTGGTCGGATCATGTGTCACCTATTCGTCGGGAATATGAGGGCCACCGAAGCAGCCCCCAGTAAAAATATATTAAGCTACAACTGTGTCGAAGAAGTAACCCAAGTCTGCGCCTGTGACTTTCATGTCATAGGACATCTTAACTTGGATGTGTTCTGCAACTTGCTGACGCTTAAGAGCATCGTCTGAGAATGACTCTACAGTGATACCCAAGTTGTTTACACCTTGTAGGTTGTTCCATGCGAAGGTTACACCTGCTGCTGGTGTCATTAGACCCGCTGATGCTGGTGTGTGTACCAATAGAGCATGTTTACCACCGATGAATGCGTTGCTTTCTGCAACACCCTCAACTGATGTGTTCTTAACCGCTTCCATGACGTAGAAGTTTTCTACTTCAAAGATTTCAGCCAACTTAGCGTTTGTGATAAGCGCAGTGTTTGTTACAGTTGCGCCACCGTTCAAACGTGCTAGGATGTCTGGGTGGTTGATAAGAACGTCACGTACTTCTTTACCGACAACCATTGTGTTTGGCTTGAAGCCACCAGACTTAAGCTGCATAGTACGACGAGCAGTTGTTACATCTGCGATTGGTGTACCATTTGTGTAGTCTGACCACAAGTTTGATGGTGTTGACTCTGAACCCCAGATTGATGCTGCGAAGAAGTTTGAAGCAAACTGCTCTTCACGGTGGATCAACAAGCGAGTTGTCAGTGTCTGCGCACCTGCTGCACGAATGTCTAGTGCTGCATCTTCGTTAGCAAGAGTTTGCTGGTCGAAGTCCATACCTAGTCCATAGACATCAGCATAGAATGATGCGTTTGATAGTGACATACCGATGCGGTTGACTTCTGTGCGTGGTGCAAGAGCCTTAACATCACCTGAACGGTTCATGTTGTCACGGTCATAGATGTAGTATTTGTCAGACTGCTTGTCTACGCCTACTGTTGGGAAAACCTTGTCAGCGACAAAGTTAGCTTGGTCTTGTACATAAGCGATTGTGAGGTTAGTCAACGGCTGATCGATATGTACCGAATTTGGTGTTAGCAATGGCATTGTTCTATTTCCTTCCTATTGCTGGTTACGCCGCAGCGTTGCCGCCTTGGATCAATTCGATTGCGATAATCTGACCGTCTACACCTGCTTCTGTAGCATAACCCATTACGATGTTACCTGTAGAAGCGGTTACTGCATCACCTGCTGCGTCTGTAGCAACAGCAGCACCAGCAGCGATTGTACCGCCAGCAGTTACCATTACTTTACCAGACATAACAACAGTTGCAGCTTCAGCAGCGGCTGGATCGTTAATCAAAACGCCAACGCAGTTTTCACCAGCAGCGTCAGCTAGATCAACTTGACCGTCTGACTCTAGTGTTACGAATTTAAATTGTGCCGACGATAGGTCTTCGCCAGCAATGAATGTCCGTGTGTCACGGGATTGCATTACAGCCATAATTATTCCCCTTTATAGCTTTTGTTGATTAGGGCTTTACCTTCGTCGGTTTTAGCTACAGCAGCATATGCTTTAGCATACTCACCCTTTTTCATCTTGTTCTCTTCCATGTAGGTTTTGACAAGAGATTCCATTTTATCAGCAGCAGTTGCAAACTCGCCATCTGCGTCTGATTTTCCGACTTCTTCCATGCTTTCTGCGAAGGTCGCATCAGCAGCTTTAAGAGATTCCATTACGGCTTCTACTTCGCCAAACTCTGCGACAAGCGATTTTGCTACGTCTTCTGCAAAGTGTGGAAGAGCTTCTGTTGCACGTTTGGTTAGTTCTGCATCAGCTTTAGCTAGTTCCGCTTCTTCTAGTGCTTTCAAAATAACCGCTGGTACATCAGCTTTGTTGATTTGCTCACCTTCATACTCAATGTACTCTGGTTCTGCTTTCTTTTCGATTGAGTCTGCTTTAATTACAAAGCCGTTCTCAATTAGAGCTTTACGAAGGTCTTCGTTCTGAATTTTAAGAGCATCGTTTTCTGCTTTGATAATATCAAGCTCGTCGATTTCTACCGCTTCAGACTTCTTCATTTCTGCTTCATAAGCCTTCATAGCTTCTTCTTCATTCATGCCTTTGTCCATGTAAGGCTTTAGCTTTGCCTTTAGGTCGTCTGACATTTTGTCTACTTCTTGTTCCATGTTATCTCCATTGGAATCATCACGCTTGAACAAGGAGACCATTGCCTGTGCATTGGCAGGACGATCCACTAGGGACAATTCATCCAGTTCAAGCTGTTTCAATAAGTTAGGCACTGTAGTCCTCCTTGATTGCACGACCCCCAATAGAGAAGGCCGCTAACTCACCAGATTTGACCTTGGCCCAAACGTCATCGTTATATACTTTAAACGCTACGATCCAACCTTCACGGTCACTCTGAATGCCAAGGGAATCACCGATCTCTTTCGTGACGGGCATGGAGTGGATAACCGCCCCAATCTGATCCCCTTTGTGCATCTCTTTACCTACACGAACATGCTCCATAAACTTGTTTACGGCATGAACTAATGTGTCAGGTTCAATTACATCGCCTTGGCGGTCAACTACTGGTTCACCCTTTTCGGTTACTACAGAGGCCCAACCATAGACCATACGTTGTTCGTCATCAGCCTTTAAGATTTGGCCTTCGACACTCTTCGTTAGTTCAGACACTGATGTGCCTCCTTCCCACATACGACAAGACCAATAACGAGCAGATGTCTTATCTGTTGCAGTATCACATGAATGACGACTACGGAAATTAGCACGAGCCTTTGGATTGTCTCTACGGATTTCCATGTTAGGGTCACCAAAGGTCACACGTTTAACCTTGCCCCCATCCATAACGAAAACTTCAAACTTCTTATTACCGCCTTGAATACGACGAGGCTTGTTTAAAGTTACTTTCTCGCCTTGGTATTCAGCCTTGGCAAATTCTTCTTTCATAATCTCTTGTACGATTACCCTGAGAGCCTCTAGGCGATCCACTGAGTGGCCTTCTTCCTCTTCTGGGTACTCTTCCCCACGAAGCTCACTTTGGCTCTCTGCAAGCCTCTCATAGTAGTCTAGGTATTCGTCGTGGTTGATAGCTGGCATATAGACTGCCTGACCATCATACTCATGTACGTGGATAGTACCCCCTAATCCCATATCCATAGAACGACTACGGGCTTCCATCTCTGTCGTGAAGACATCGTTAGCGTACTGAGCTTTTAGCATCTTCTTCTTGCTTGAGGAAGGGTGAGATGAGGGTAGTAGGTCTTTATCATGGTTTGCAGACTTAGAACCACTGACAATGCGTAGAAAGCTATTAACACGAGCCATAGCCCATTGTTCAGGGGACTTAACATTAGGGCGAACAGAACTAGGGTTCGTACGATAGGCTCCAACACCACGATCATATACTTGCTCCAACATCCGCATAGTTACTTTATGCTTGGATTTCTTGTTGTGTTCTTTTACTTTGTTCTGTAGTGCAGTCTTAGGCATTAACCAATAACCTTCGCTAGATATCCTTTGAAGACCCCAAATACTACGGCATTGTTTGTAGCAGAGTCTGCTCTTATTCTTACATCAGCATTCTTAGGGACGATAACAGCAGGGTCTAACTCAATATCCCAAGGGCCACCTGTAGAACCACTTACAGCAGCACGTTGAATAAAGACACCACCAGCTTCTCTTACCTCTAAGTAGAAATCGACGTTAGCTTCTTGTTTCTTACTTACTGACCCAAACCCACCAGTGAGAATGTAGTAGTCACTATCACTGAAAGTAGTTGCACCCTTGAAAGAACCTTGGAGACCTTGAGGAATATCAATGTGTATCTTTGTTGGGTCTGATGGTACACCACCAACCACTGTCGTATTCTCGTATACAGTTACACGACCAACAAGCTCTGTACCATTTGAGTTATAGGCATGAGATACACGAGCTACAGGTGTTGTCAGGGCAACGGGTGTTTGACCGTTAAGTGTCACTTCCTGTACTAAGAAAGTAAACTTTGCGTCAGTACCAGTTCCAGAAACCGTATGACACTCTAGCTTGATAGTCTGATTGTCTAATGCAGAAGAGCTAGAGATATACTCAATCGTGTTATCTGTTACGTAAGTTTCGTTACCGCCAACAGTCCATACAGTCTCTAATGTATTTGCAACTAGGTCTGCTGACTTACCAAACTTGATAAGAGACTTAGCTTTACGGTCAATAGATACTACATCACCAGTAAGAGCTTGTATCTCACGTTCAGCTTGTACAAGACGACCATCAGGTACTTCATATGTACGTCTTTGCCAACCACCGAACATTTGCTCTATTTCCCGTATCTCTTGAACTATGATAGCATTTGGATCATCTGCACTCCCTACATCAGGGAAAGGTGTCAGTATGTTTGATGCTGATAGGCTATGAGCCTGTGTTAAACTGGTCTGACCAAGTGATGGTGTACCTGTTACTATTGAGGTAGCACCGAAGTTTTCTGCTTCTGTTGCTAAAACACTTGGAACTACAGGGGAGCCAGTAGAAATGCTGTTAGCTTGGAAGCTATGGTTTTGTACAAGACCTGCATTAGAGACGACAACTTGCCCTGATACAATAGCTGTAACTGTTAAGTTGTGATCTTGTGTTACAGATGCGGTCTGAACTACAGGGTTGTTGGTCTGAACACTATCTGCGCTTACATTGTGACCTTGTGTTACAGCCGTTGTAGCTAAGTCTGGGGAACTTGTAGCTATGGAAACAGAACTTAAGTCATGGCTCTGCGTAATCGTTGCTGTAGCTAAGTCTGGGGGAGATGTAACTACCGAAGAAGGGCTTAAGTTGTGGTCTTGTGTAATAGCTGTTGTAGCTAGAACAGATGGCCCAGTATTTATATTAGCAGGGCTAGAATTATGGTCTTGACTTATACTTGTTGTGGCAAGACTTGGAGAACCTGTCGTTATGCCGTTAGTGGCAATAAAGTTCTCATTGATAACTGGTTCACTGGCTTCAGTAAGAAGTAGGTCAGTATTTTCCTGTAATATCCTACTGGACATGGCCTAACCCTTTTATGCTGGGTCAGGAATACCGATAGTGAACGACCCTAGAGAGAATGTGTTACCTGAAGTTACAGACTGTGAAGTTGTCAGATCACCAGTTGCATATAAAGTATCTACACCATTGGTGATAGCATAGAATGCAGCAGTACCTGTTCCTGTTACACTTGCGTCTGATACAGCACCTACAGTTACCTCACGACCACCACCTGTACGGTCTGCTGGAGAACCAGTTGTGATTGTGGAGTTACCTAGTGTGTAAGTGGTTGTAGCTTCCGCATAGGTAGTAGGTTCTGTAGAGCAGATGTCAATACGTGTGCCGTTTGTCGTTAGTGTCGATAGACCGTTATCAAATACGGCATTAGCTAGGGTTGCCATCTTCTTCTTCCTGTGGTGTTGTGTTTACATCTGCATCGTATCTTAGTTCAGCAATATCCATCAAGTCTTGGATAACCTCTGGATGATCACTTACGTTAATATCCGCACCGTTCAAGTTACGTAGGAAGGCTGCAATCTCACGTAGATCATGTGGAGCAACATCACCAGCAACAATAGTTGGCATTAGATCGTAGTTCAGACCGTTCAACTCCCATAGGCGTTCTACAAGCTGTTTGTTGAGAACATCAACTATGGCTTGGATGTAACTCTCAAGCGCACGAAGGAACAGGTCTGTCTTAGACTTGGAAAGTGCATAGGAACCAGTGTTGCCACCACCAAGCATAAGAAACTCTGAAAGTACTGAACGAGCAATGTCGTGTTGGTAACGACGAACAATAGGATCAATCTCTATGTTACGTTTACCATTAGAAGCCATCAACTCTACATCTACGAGTCTATTGGAGGTAGGACTTCCGTTACTATCGGGGTATGTGTCGGAGGGCAGGATAATATATCCTTGCTCGTTAAACTTGACATCTCTGAGTATCTGCTGCAAGTTTCCGACAAATTGAGCCTGTGCGGTAGTAGCATCAGGACTGAGGTACTCAGCAGGAATACGAGCCACAGGAATACCTGCAAGTTCACGTTCAACTGCGATAGCTTCGATGTTCTGTAGATTGTTAAGGTATTCGTAAGAAGTGTACGCATTCCGTAATATAGACCGACCAGCAGGATCATTGTTAATAGCTGTAGTACGATAATATAAAGACTTACGAGTAGGAATGTAGCTAGTATTATTAAACCCTGATCCTTCTTGATGTACACCTAAGACATCACCAGTCTTCTGGTCAACATCAAACTTAGAAATAGTCCAAGGCGCACGAGAGGCAATCTTACGTACACCAATACGCCCATCAGTAAACTTAGACCGTGACTTGTCTGAACGACTGGTGGGGCTACCCCTACGCTTATATACAACCTCAAACCAAGCAAAGCCATATGTTAGGGACGACAAAGCCTCTGAGATATGGTCATCTAGTGTATGATCCATGTCTTCAAAGATACTCTTAACGAAGTCAGCTTCACGCTGTGCCTCAGAGGTATCATTAGCTGGCATAACCTTAATGTCTACATCACGTAGGACTTGTTCTGTGGCATACATAACAGCACCGATAGTACTGTCGTTATCCCGCATCTCACGATACTTACGGATAGCTCTCTTGCCACGAAGTTCTGGTAGAAACTCATCTGCACGGATTTGACCGTTATGTGTATTGTCACCTGCAATCCCTAGAATTTGGGTTGCTTCCGTTTCTGAAAGTTTCTTTGCCATCTTATTACATTAAACCCTTGGCACTGGAGTACGCTAGTTTTAGTTGTGGTTTTGCGTATCCGTTAAGTGAGAGGTCGGTTAAAGCCCAAACTAAAGCATCAAGACGGTCTGGTGAGCCTATCGACCCTAAAGGTTCCCACTGTACCATCTGATCTTCTAAATCATTTAATCCCCGCACATGCTTTACTTTACTTTGTTCGTATAGTGCAGATACAGGTTCAGCCCGTGCCATCTTCCCTCTAGAAGCGTGGACGAGCTTTACAGGAACTGTTTCATCCTCTGTGTGTAGTGTATGGCGTACCATATCACCACCTTGGTTACGTTCAGCTACAATACGATCAGCCATGTGATCTCTATATAACTGTATAGCTTTGGATGCCCATTGTTGTGGTGTATAACGACCAGTGTGGTCTTCTAGCACATAGGCTGTTCCATTTACGTCAATTCCTGCTACGACAATACCTGTCATGTCTGATTCTGCATTAGCAGTGACAGCAGGGTCGATGGAAATAACGATACGACTAAGCTGGGGAACTTCGTCTTTCTCAATCTCGCATTTAGCTAAGAGAGTTCTGTTCCATAAAGCACCCGATGCTTCGTCAAGTATTTCGGCATAAAGTTCTTGGCGACCAAGACGTGTACCTTCATAGGTTTTCCTGACTGCATCAAGGAAAGTGTCAGCAAGATTAGCAGCATTATCATACGTACTGCCTGTACTGATCGTCGTCTTTTCATCGTCTAGGATTGTTCTTATTAGTTTTGTAGTCTTGGGGGTAGTAGTCACAAACACTTTAGGGTGTTTACCTAGACGTAGACCAAACATCATCATGTCCCAAGTATCTTGAGCATTACGCCAAGCACAAAGCTCATCACACCATGCGCTGTAAGCCTGTGGGCCACGAAGACGTTCTGGGTCTTCTGCTGAGAAGAATACGGCTTTACTGCCGTTCTCCCATGTTAAGCTATTGTTTGTGGGAGACCAAACAGGAAAACCAATGTGTTTACCACGATATGTCTCATCACCACTCCAACATACATTTAGAAGACCAGAGTCACCTTCAACCATAACTCTTCGGACATCACCTTTTGTAGGGGCGACACAGTGTACAATCTTGTCACCTGATCTAATCCTATGGCGAACCCACTCTGCACCTGCTCTAGTCTTACCCCAACCA